TTGTTTCCTCATATTATATGGAGGTAGCAGAGGTGGTGGAAAAACTACAGCTGGTATTGTATATTTGCTTAAACATATTAGCAATCCTGGTTTTAGGGGTTTGGTTATTCGTAGGACTAGTGAAGATCTTGTAGATTGGATAGATAGAGCAAGAATTATGTATGCACCAGCTGGAGGTGTAGTAACAGGTAAACCAGCAACGATAAAGTTTCCTTCAGGAGCTTTGATAAGATGTGGACATTTAAGAGATGACAATGCTTATCAGAAATACCAGGGACATGAATATCAAAGAATGGTAATTGAGGAATTGACACAAATACCAAACGAAGAAAGTTTTTTGAAATTAGCATCAAGTTGTAGATCTACTGTTAAAGGTATTGATCCACAGATCTTTTGCACAGCTAATCCTGGTGGTCCAGGACATAGTTGGGTTCGTGAGAAATGGAAGATAGGACAGAAAGAACCTAATAAAGCATTTAGAGATCCAATTAGTAAAAGATATAGTATATTTATACCAGCTACAGTTGATGACAATCCAACACTAATGAAAGCTGATCCAGATTATGTTAAGTTTCTGGATTCACTACCAGATGGATTAAGGGAAGCATGGAGAGATGGTAATTGGGATATATATGCAGGGCAATACTTTACTGAATGGGATCCTAATAAACATGTTATAACTGAAGAAGAAGCAAGATCATTAGGGTTTGGAGTTGATGGCAATGCAAGATATGTTGGGATTGACTGGGGTTATTCAGCACCCTTTTGTGCATTATGGGGAGAATATACTTATGATAATAAGATATTTGTTTATGATGAATTGTATGGTGCAGAGAAACATCCAAGTCATTGGGCAACACAAATACATAGTAGATCATCAGATGTAATAATGAGTTTAGGTGATCCAAGTATGTGGACCAAGAATCCAATGTCCTGGAGTAGTCCAGACAGACCAGCATTTAGTGAAACAAGTATAGCTAATGCATTAATAGGAGAGCCACACAATCCATGGGTAAAGAATCTACAACCAGCTAACAATACAAGAGTAAATGGATGGATGAAGATGTCTGAAATGATACATGATCATAAGTTTTATGTGATCAAGGGAAGATGTCCTAATTTGGTAAGAACAATACCATTAATGATAAGAGATGAAAAGAATCCAGAAGATGTAGATACTACACTTGAAGATCATGCAATGGATGCTTGTAGATACATTATAAACCATTTGCAGGTTCCATCTAAACCAAAACCAAAGTTAAATGCAGAACAAAGGAAGTTTAAAGAATTAACTGAAGGGGATAAAGATGAAGGATGGAGCTATAACTTTTGATTGTAAACAATGTGGTGCATGCTGTAAGATTGCAGGAATGATTGGACTGATTAGAGATGAAGAAGGAAATGAAATTGGACAAAGAGAAGATGGTGCATGTATACATTTAGATGATAACAATATGTGTAAAATATATGAAGATAGACCAGACATATGTAGAGTTAAAGAGGATCCTGGTGGTGGTTATATAGGCACAATGAAAAATTGTAATAGTATTCAGAATTTAGTAGGATCAGATAAAAAAATATATGAGGATGTATGACAGCAGTAAAGAAATTGATAAAGAAAAAGAAATTAAAGAGTAATGCATATAACCATACTTATGGTAAAAAGTTAATAAGTAAATTAACTGATGAGAACACAGGCAATCAGGAGGTAGCTTAATGGATCCAAGTATTATAATGAAATTTTTACCAATGCTTGCAGGAATGAGTGGAAAGAAAGAAGAAAAAGATAAGATAAAATTTGGTGATGATAACTATTTATCTAACCTACAAGCACAAACAGCTAGTAGACCAAGTGGTATAGAATTAATTCAAAAATTAAGGAAGAAAAGAATCAATGGCAATGACTAAATATGATGATGTAGAAGTTGGTGATGGTTTAACTACTATTAAAGGTGAGTATACACCAACAGCAGAAGAAAGAAAATCATTAAAGGCTATGAATAGAATGTTTGAAGCTGGAAAGAAAGCTAAAGAACATAAGATTGGAAGGTGGAGAAGAAACGAAGAATTATATAGAGGTGATTTCTTTAAGCCATTTAACTTGCCTAAATATAAAAGTAGAGTAGTTGCTAATACTATACACAGCACAGTTGAAACTATATATTCTATATTAACTGATCGTAACCCTAAAACAGACATTATGCCTAAAAGAGAAGAACAAGTTGATCAGGCAAGGATAGCACAAGAAGCAGTAGAATCAGAAATGGATAAGTTTAAATTTGCAAGAGCTGTAAGTGCTATGAAGAAGGATGGATTGATATATGGTAATGGGTTTATTAAGATAATGTATGATCAAGAAGAAGGTCATGTAAACTACTTAACACCTGATCCATATACAGTGTTCATAGATCCTTTAGCTACGAACCTGCAAGAATCATCTTGTGTAGTTTTTGCAACACCTACTTATGTTAAAGATATAGCAAATCAATATCCTAATGGCAAGTATGTTAAAAGTGAAGGTGAGCTAAATGAATATAAGAGTTTTGTAAAACATAATAATAAGTTTGCTGAATCAAAAGATTATAAAACAGAATTAAGAGAAGAATCACCAGCATATAGAGGTGATGACACAGGTGATCAGATATACAAAGGTGGACAAGCATTACTTAAAGAAGCCTGGTATTATGAGGATGATGTATTATATATATGCACATGGGCAGGTAAGGTTATGTTGCAGAAAGTAGAATCACCATATCCATTTATACCATTAGTATCATTTAAAAATTATATGGATTCACATTCTTTTTGGGGTAAAGGTGAGCCAGAGGTTATTGAAACATTATCTGTAGGAACAAGTATATTATTATCACAAGGATTAGATAATATGATCTACCATGGTAATCCTGCTGTTGTTATGTCTAAATCAATGGCAAAGCATCCAGGTAACAGACCAACAGATAAGCCTGGACAAATATATTATACTAATGGTCCACATGAAAAAGTAGATCGTTTACCTGCTGGAAATATTAGTGCATCTACATTGCCATTAGCACAAGGGTTAATGCAAATAACAGACACAGTTAGTGGTGTGCATGACATTACACAAGGAAGAAATCCAAGTGGTGTTACAGCTGGTAGAGCAATAGCACAATTACAAGAAGCATCACAGCAGATCATAAGAACAAAAGAAAGAGAAGTAGGTCAAGATGCAATTATAGATCTATATAAGATGACTTTAAGTATATTGAAAAATAACTATGAAAAACAAATTGATGTAAGAAAATACACAGAGGGAACAGGGTTAGAGTTTTCTTCTGTAAATCCATTTGATTTAGATGATGATATGGATTTTAAATATATACCAGGATCAAGTATGCCTGAATCAAGAGCAAGTAGATTTGATCAAGCAATGGACCTAATGCAGTTAGGATTATTAGATCCAGAAAAGTTTTGGAGATGGACACAGAAAGATATATCAAAAGATATATTAGAAGAATTACTTGAACAGAAGAAACAAGTAATGATGCAGATGGAGCAAGACATGGATACTATTGGAGCTTCTACAAATGAAGATGAGATCATGCAAGCTAAAATAAGAATGATGCATCAGATGGGTTACCAGAATCCAGAAGAACAGGAGCCAGGTGGCAATACTGGGCAATAAAAGAGTATTCACATTAAAAGCATGGTGTGATTCAAATGGTTATGATGGAGTAACAAAAGAATGTATTCTATCAGCATCAGGATCAGAAAACCCAAAAGTAGTAGCATTGGCTAAAAAGGCAAAACTAACAGGAATAGCAAAAGATATAAAGGGGAAAAAGAATGTCAGATAAAAAGAAATCATCAGCAGTAACACCTATAAAAGCATACAAGGTGGAAAGTAAATTTGGATCAGTAAAGAAGAAACCTGTTTCTAAACATGAAGAAAAAGTTAAAGAAACAATTAAAAAAGAGAAGAAAGAAGAAAGACAAAGAGGTAGATCTGAAAGAAGGAAAAAAAGAAAAAAGAAAAGAAAATTAAGGTTTTTAGGTAGAGAGTATAAAAAAGCAACAGGTCAAAATAAAAAGAATTACAGATCTAAAATAATTCAAGAAGGCATGAGTGATAATGCTGGAGGTCAAAGTGAAAAAGAAGTTTTTTATAAAACAAAAGGATCTGATAGAAAACAACAAGCAAAAATGAGAACAACAGATCAAGATGGAAATACATCTATGAAAGCTGTATCTAAAAAAACCAAAGGTGGTGATTATAAAGTGTATGGCAAAGAATCTAAAAAAGCTGGATCATTTAGAGAAGCCTTTGCTAAAGCAAGAAAAGATGGTCAATCTGTTTTCACATGGAATGGTTTAAAATATTCCACTAAAAGAAAAGGAGATAAATAATGCCACAGGGAAAAGGAACATATGGTTCAAAAAAAGGTAGACCAAAAAAGAATATTAAATCAATAGCATCACAAATGCTAACTACAAAAGGTGGCATAATGTCTGATTTCAGATCTGATGGTTATGATAGTGTTCCAGTAGCACCAGATGATCCATCTTTTGTTTCATCTGATAATATTATAGATCCAGGTAGACCAGGATCAGATATAGGTGGTTCAGATGAATCTTATATAGATATGGGATCAAGTGCTATGCAAATACCAGGATCAAATCCAAATGTATCTGGAATTAGATCTATATCTGCTAAAGATAAAAAATCTAAAAAGATGAAGAAGATTGGAAAAGATAAATATAAAATTTCTTCATTAAAAGGTAAAGGTCTTGGTGGAATGAAGCCAGGTTCAAGAGATATTAGTCGTGAGCAGTTTATATCACCTGATTCAATCTTTCCTGCTATTGCACCATATTTAGAAACAAGAGGGACATTTGATGCATCCCTTGAAAGATCTAAAGATATAACTACTGGTATGGTTGATCTCCCAGATCCAAATAGTAAGCCAGAAACCAATTTAGGCACTTGGATTAAAACTATTCAACCTTCAAATTACTTTTCTGATCTAATTAAACAGATGGGTGGAGATAAAATGAAAGTTATAAACCAAGTTAATATAGATCACCAAGCATACATAAACAATTTCAAGCCTGCTACTAAATCAGTAAGAGCATTTCAAAATCCACATGATGATCAACTAATAGCTGAATATTTAATGGACAACAATATGAGCATGAGGGTTGGCAGATGGTCAAAAAATGATAAAGGGGTTCAAACTTTTGCTCCAGAGAAAAAAATGGCAGTTAAAGGCAAGAAGGGTTTAAAAGGATTTGAATACGAAAGAATACAAGAAGTATAAATTTTTAAAAAGTTTACTGTAAATAACCAATCAAGGAGATGTTAAACATGGTAGATGAAACCAATGTGGAACAACCACAGGAATACAATGATGTAGATACATCAGAGTATAACATAACTGATGATTCAGCACCTGTCGTAGGATCGTCAGAGGACCAGACCACAGTGTCTGCATTAGATGAAGGAAAAGATGCTATAGTGAAATCTGATATAGAAGCAGATCAATCACAAATAGGATCTAAAGCTGAATGGGATAACCCAGAGGAATATGAAATAGATGTTAATGGTGAAACATATTCTTTTGATGATGTATTAAAATGGAAACAGGATGCTGATAATAAGCAAAACTGGAGTAAATCAAATACACAGAAATCTCAAAATTTAGCACAGCTGGGAAAGCTTTTTGATCAAATAAGTAATGATGAAAATCTGCAAGGTCATATAAAAGATTATTATCACAATAATCCTAATGGCTTACGAGATTCTGGTTTGGATAATGTTGATTGGGGATCTGTCCCTGAAGATATTAATCCTGAAGATTACTTATTAGATGAGCAAGCAGAAGAACCACAAAGTGAGTTAGCTCAAAGAGTAGAAGTTTTAGAAGTAGAAAAGAATGTTCAGATTCTTGAAGAACAGCTTGATACTTTAGAAAATAAATACTCTGATATATTAGGAGGAGAAAAGACAGATAAGTTTCTACAGTTTGTAGATGAAGCTGGAATAGGAGATCTTAATATAGGGTTTAGATTGTGGGCAACTGATGCATTGCTTGGAAAAGCTGATCAGGACAGGAAGTTAGATGAAAATCGTAGTAGAAATGCTGGAAAAGTTATATCCAAACAAGCTACTGGTGCAAAGCAGGTCGTTCAAGATCAGCCAAGAGGACCAAAGGCTTGGAATAAAATAGGATTAGAAGATCCAGAAATTTCTAAATATTTTAAATAAAAGTTAAAAAAGGAGAATGAAAGATGGCTGGTTTAAATTATGGAAACCTGACAGCTCTAACAAGAGATAAATTCATACCTATTTTAGTGGACAACATTTTCAATTCTAATGCTCTGTTATTGAAATTATTATCAAATGCAGAGAAATTAGATGGTGGTAAGAAAATTATAGTCCCTGTGGAATATGGTAAGGTAGCATCTTCTGGTGGTAGTAAATCTCAAGGATTTATTGACTATGGTAGTTCAACAGCTACTGCTATTGCTGATCAGGAAATTATAAGTGCAAGTGAATGGGAATGGTCTACTGCTTATGCAGGAATCTATTTCAGAGGTGATGAAGAACACAAGAACCAAGGAGATTCACAAGTTCTTTCACTATTAAAATCAAAAATGAAAAATGCTGAAAAATCTATGAAAGATCTTTTTGGTGATGCAATTTTTGCTTCTACTGGTGGAACAACTGCTGGATTAACATCTCTTAATGGTGCAGGAACAGAAGCAAGTGCAAACTACACAGCTATTGATGCTGGTGGTTTAGGAACAGCTGATCACCCTGCTGGTATTTTAGAGAATCCTGTAACTAATCCACAATGGCATGCACCTGGTGCAATAGATAATACTATTGTTGGTTTTAGAAGAAAAGTAGGTAATATTGATACTTATCCTTCTTCAACTGATGATAATAAATGGTGGAATAGTCCTTTCTTATCGTTAGCTTCAATTAGTTCAACAAAAACAACAAGAGCTACATTTAATGAGCTTACTGTTACTACTAATGGTGTTGCTGAATTAGTTAAGCAAATGACAAGAATGTATGGTGCTTGCACAGTTGATAATGATCAACCTGATCTAATTGTAACTACTCAAACCATGTTTGATGCTTATGAAAGTTCGTTGCAAGCAAACAAAAGATGGGCTGGGGATTCTACATTAGCTGATGCTGGGTTCCAAACATTGAGATTCAAAGGTGCTACTGTTGTTGTAGATTCACATTGTCCTGCTGGACAAATGTATTTCTTAAATACAAAGTATCTTGATTTCAAAGTTCACTCTAAAAGAAACTTTGCTTTTGATCCATTTAAAAGACAAGAGGGCAATGATGTAATGCAAGCTCGTATTTTCTGGATGGGACAATTAACAAGTTCTAATTGTAGAATGCAAGGTCTTATTGTAGGTGGACCAACATCATACTAATAGGTTAGTTAGTATCGTATAAAATCGTAGTGTATTTGTGGGGATCTTTACCTGAATTGATGAGGTTCCCACAATACTTAAAAAAGGGTAAATGGCACAAATATTTAATATAACAAATCAAACAGCAGATGTATCAGCAAGGAATTTAACTTTATCTTTTGTTCCTAAAACTGGATATATCGTTGCTACAGCTGAAATAAGAGGGCAAGATCTTAATGTAGGTGATACTAATTTCCCTAAATTAAAATTAACAAATGCTGGTGGTTCTGTTTTGTATAAAGAAGTGCAAATGGAACAAGGAAAAGCTTTAAATGTTCATAGGTATGTAGTAGTAAAATTACAGTATGATCCAAAAGATGACTTTGCTTTAACTGCACATACTGGTGTAGCTATGAAATTAACTGTATTGGATGCTTCAGGGAATACATCTGAAACATTAAGCAAATCTATAAATATGGATCTATCACCACATATAACTATTAAACAACCATTAACTGATGGGTTACAGATGGGTTTAAATAATTTTAATTTGGAATTTAATTTTGATCAAGGTTATGAGCAGAAAGTAAGACCTGTTGTAACCTGGGGAGATAAACCTTCACTTGTTGGAGCAACAGATCAACAGATTCATAAATACATAATGGAAAATGTAGAATATGCTATGCCAACTGATGGATCAGGCAATACTACAGAGATTATTATTCCAGGAAACACTTTAATGGGAGATAGTGAAATAACTATGGGTTCAGATGCTTTAATTGGAAGATTAGATGGGTTTAAAGATGATGTAGCTGTGTCAAGCACAGAGGGAAAAAAATTATATTATAAAATTAACTGTAATTGTTCAAGAGTATAAAAGGAGATTTTAAATGGCAACATTTTCAAGTAAGAAATTATCAGAAGTTCAAGCATCATTAGTCCATGGAGATAATGGATCTGGAACACCAAAAGGAATGTCAGCAGGTGGTAATGTTGAAATAAGAACAGGAGATAATGGAGCCACTAATATAAACATATCTTCTGCAATGGTAAGCTTGGGAAAAGCTACTAATGATGTAGGAACATCACAATCAGTATCATTATCTGTAAGAAAAACAGATGGCAAAAGTGGTAATATTTGGGGTGGAAATATAGTATCACATAACTCTGATGCTGTTGAAGGTGGTCAAGTAATGCTTAAAGATCCAGCAGATGCAAATTATAATGATCTGCAAAAAAATTCATTTGTTATAGATAACTATAAAGATGGAACGACAAAAACTATGAGAATCTTTTCAGATGATAATAGTGATATAACTAAATTTATAACATTACAAAAGAAAGCAAATGAACCATTAGTAGGGATAGGAGATTTTGGTAATCCACAAGCACCTTTACATGTTAATGCAAGTTACATGAAGTTAGGATCAACAGTGTTTAATCAATCACCAAATTATTGGTATGTAAATTCTAACACAGCTAATACAAACAATGGACCTAAAGGAAGTGATACAAATGATGGAACCTCGTTTAATTCACCTTTTGCAACATTAGATAAAGCTCTTGATATGTGTAGTCCTTTTGGAGAGAATACTGTATTTTTACATGGTGGCACAGCATCATCAGCAACTGACTATAAAATAACATCAAGAAGTTTTTATGGTGGAGGTATAAAGATTATAGCTTTAGATCCAGCAACAGGACAACACCCTGCAACAACTGGAAAATTGGTTGAGGTTAGAACCTACACAACATTATCACAAAGTTTGACAAATAGATGGGGACAATCAGACAACATAAATGCAAGATGGGCATGTCATGCTGGAGCTTCTTTCAGTTTATTTGGGTTTACTTTAAAAATATCATATCCAGGAATAGCACCTCAACATCACAAGATGCCATTTAAATTTTACTATGGAGATAGCACCCTGGTATTAGGATGGTATAATTCTCTTAATACACACAGTATGGTAATTAAGTTTATGAACCACAATTCAACATCAGGTGGATCAGCAGTGCCAGGAACAAGTTATGTAGCAAATGCAGAAATTGGATCAGGAACAGTTTTTACACAGATGATTAAAATAGAATTAGATGCATCAGTAAGTCAATCTTTATTTATTGGAGCTTCTGGAGCAGGGAAAATAACAACATATTCTGATAATCTACATTATCCAGCAACAGGCTTTACTCCTCAATTTGGTGAGGTAGTAGAAGCTGGATTAGGTGGTGATTCAACAACTTATTAGGAGATATAAATGGCTAAATTTACAAGTGCAGAAGCAAATGCATCAGATGTAATAGATGCAACAGAGGAAAAAGAAGGATCAGTATTTAAACAGTGGACATTCACAGTTAAAGATACATCAGGAAATTATTATGATTGGTCAGACACAAATGCTGATCTATTATTTGCTTCTTCACCAAAAGGAACAGAAATTCAAACTTATATACATAATTATCTATCAGGGGGTGCTAAAGCTGATGGATCAGGAAATTATGGTGGTGTAGATAAAATATCAGCAAAAAGGACAGTAAGAAATCCAAAAGTATTTAGATCTTTAATTGGGAAAAAGGTTAATGCAACAGTTACACCTGACATAGATTTAGTAGCATATCCTAATAATGATACAGTTTTAGATCAACAGGGTTATCCATCAAAGCAAGTAGTTAAAACTACAACTGTATTTAAAACTTTTGCTTCAGGTGATGCAACACCAAGTGTTTATGGATCTAATTATTTTAACACACACACTGGAACATTAACTATAACAGATTTTGATGAAGCAGTAAATATGCAGAAAATAATAATAGTTTCAAAAGGAGCTATAACATTTGATGTTACCAGTAGTGGTTTAATAGGTGGATCAACAAATATTGTTACTGCAAGTGGTGATGTAACAGAATGGATCTATTTAGAAGATAAATGGTATTTGAGAAACTTTTTAGATATATCTACAAACTTAACAGGAGGTCATTAATGACAAATATAGAAATGTTGGACATGCTTGGATTGAGATGTGCTGATCCAGATTACAGGGCATACTCTACAAGCACAAGATACAAAGTATTAAATTTAGCACAAATGCAAGTAGTTAATACTGCTGATAATGGAATACTTACAGAATTAGAAACAAGTGAAACAGTAACATTGGATGCTAATGGAAAATATGATCTTTCAACACTTACATATACACCAATAAGAAATGGCATTTTTGCTGTATATAATAATTCAGCATCTGTGGGTGCATATGTAAATTTAATAGAATTTAAAGATGTAAAGAGATTAGAAAATACTTTTATGTCAGCTTCTTCTGATAATCCAGTAGGCTATGTTTTTGCAGATCACATAAACATAAAGCCAGCAAACACAGATAGTGTTACAATTTATCATTTAAGAAAACCATTAGATATAGCATCTGATCAAGATTGTGAATTAGATGAATCATTGCACGAAATTGTTGTTGGTTTAGCTGAAGCTTTATTATGGAGAATGGATGGAGATTACACAAAAGCTAATGTAGCTTTAGAAAGTTCTATGGGGTTTTTAAAAGCTTTAAATGAAAGGTATGCAGTAGAAAAACCACAAGGAGTAGGGACATATGGGAGAGTAACACCAGGATCTACTAAAGGAGCCTAATGCCAGTAAAACAATTTAATCTTACCCAAGGTCTTGACAAACAATCAAGTCCATCAGCAGTAGCAGAAAATGGATTTATTGAAGCTGTCAATGTTGATTTTAAAGATGGATATATAAAAAATATGGCTGTTGTAATATCTGCCTTGCAAAAAAGTTTAGTGGATCCAAGTGGTAGAAAAATACAGCCTATTATTCTATATAAATGGATTGACAAAGTTCATTCAGATCAAACTACAATACAGCCATTTTGGGTTGTAGTTTATTATGATTCAGAACAAAGAGATAATATTAGAGTAGCAAGATCTTCAGATGACATGGTATCATGGTCTGATTGGGGTGTTCTATCACACACAAATGATTCTGTAATACAAATCGTAGACCTTGGAGGTAGTTTAAGAATATTAAATGGATGGGAAGATTATGCTACATATATAGATTATATTAAAAGAACATTCTGGAATGGAGAAGTAGTTTTTGATGGCTATTGGATAGAAGATAAAGCATATGCACCACCTCATCAATGGGTTTCTTCATCTGTAGATTCTGGAGGTCATTTGCCATCAGGTAAACATTATTTTTATAAAATAACAGGAATCTATGATGGTGTTCAAGAAGGACCATTAGAAAGAGATACTTTTAAAACTGTTAATATTACAGGATCAGCTAATGCTACAGCTAAATTAGTTTTTTCTATAAACAAATTAGAATGGAATCCAAGAATAACACACTTAAAGATATATAGAGGAACAAATACAGTAGCAGATGAAACAGGTGTTCAATATTATCATATTAAAACTTTAAGCACATATATACCAGAAGGTCAAGAATCTTCAGATCAATCAAATTATTTTACAGGCAGAAGAATGGCATCATTAGGATCTGTAATAACAGGAGTGCTTCCTAATCAAGCTGTAACTAATGGACCAGATCATTGGCAAGGAGGAGATCTATTTTGGTCAGGAATTACAATAACTAATGGATCCTGGTCTTCAAATGCAGATGATTTAGACATATGGAGAGATAATCCTTTTCAAACTTGTATAAACAAAGGATCCTGGACAAACAGTTTTCAGTGGGGATATGGAGATAATACAGGATTAACAGATCATACAGCAATAGGTGGAGATCTATATGGAGTAAACTACCTAATGAATTATCATCAAGCTCACACACCTGGGGAACCATGGTATCAAAGAGCAAGAAATGCAGGAGCTTATGTAAGAAAAATAAGATCTCTTGGAAATGGTTATGTTACATTGGATCATGAATTTTGGAAGGATGATGAAGTTTTAGGACCAAGTGAAATGCAACAGCATAAAAGAGAAGCACAGAAATTTTTTGGAATAGCAGGAAATGATAAAATAGCTTTTATTACAGATGCTTCTAATATGTTATATGATGCAAGAACATTGGGTTTACAGCATGGAGGGTGGTATTATTCTTCACCAGGTCAAGGTGAACATAGCACTACTATGTTTGGAGAATCAGACATTGCAAACAATACTGATGGGCATCAAATGGGTAAATTTAGCCATTGGGAATATACATTATCAGTTCCAAATAGTAGTTTAGATGGATGGCAAGTAGTAGGTCAAAATGCAGACAAAACAAGAGAATTAAAAAAAGACACTTGGTATGCAGTAACATCTACTGTTTTACCATACAGATCTGGATCATCACCAGGTCAATTAACATGGAGTATAGGTATAGCAACAGTTCCTAACACTACAACAAATTATAAAACACAGCACCAAGGAAGTTATGCTAATGATGTAATTTTTAGAGCTGATGTTAATTTAAATAATTTAGACAATGACATAGGTCATCAATATATATGGGTGTTTAAAACATCTTCTGCTTGGGGATCAGCTACAAAGAAATTTGCATTTGCAACAGGAGTTTTTGATACAGGGGGAAATGTAGACACAGACAATACAATGGGTTTTACAGTTCATTCACCAGGAGTGTTTGAAATTAAGCAAGGTCCAATAGCTGGAGGATATTTTGGAAATGACACATTTGGAGTTCAAGCAGATCTAAATGCATCTGGAGTTTCTGTATCTACAAACGACATAGTAGGCATAAATAACCAGGATTATACTGTTCTTAATACACAAGTAGTTGGAACAGATGAAATGATCAAAATAGATGAAAATCTTGATGATATAGGATCTTTGTCTATGACATTAAAAAAAGATGCATCAATAGATGTAGATGCAACAGATCCAGAAAAAATTAATGTTACAATGTATGATTCAGGCTTAACAGATGGAGCTGTCCATAAGTTTGGAGATACCTCTACATCAATACAATACAAATGTGCAAAAATGATCAATGGTAGATTATTTGCTGGTAATGTAAGATTAAATCCTGAATCAGATGATGAAAGACATCCTAATTGGATCATGTTTTCAGAATTTAATTCTCCAGACATTATACCTATAACTAACTATATAGCAATTACAGATCTTGGAGATGCAGGCAATATTACACAATTTGCTGAAATAGCTGGATCATTAGTAGTTTTTTCTGACAATGCTATATTTAGATTGAATATACCTTCTTATGATCCAACAGCATGGTCATTAATGGAAGCTACAAGATTAATAGGATTAACAAGTCCAGATGCAGTTATTGAGATTAAAGGAGCATTAATTTTTGCAAACAAAGAAGGTTTATACTTAATGGATGCAAATTTTGTTCCAAGAAAAATTAGCACAAAAATTCAAGATGAATGGAAAATAAATTATAGTGATGCAATTAAAATAGCTTATCAACCTAAAGAAGAAAGCATTTGGGTAAGCTTTGAAAATGGGGACACCTATAAAGTTAAAGCATCAGGAGATCAAGAAATATGGACAGAAATTTTATTAGGAGAACATTCTGATTTAACAGTAAATCCATCAACATATGCTCTGGATTATGAAACAAGAAATTTATTGGGAGTTAGAGTTTATGATGAAGAAACACTTGCAACATCTTTAGATGAAGATCCTTCACAATGGGGATATATACAAAAGCCTTTTGGATTTTTAACAGGATGGGTTCTTATAGCTGATCCACTTGAAACAAAAATAGTTAGATCTATAACAGTAGAATACGACTATAATAATTGGTCAGATTATGAAAATAAATTATTAAGGTTAGAGCTTTATACAGATATGAGAAGAAAACAAACTAATACATCAGATTTATTTGAAAGAGCATATAATCATGAATTAAATTCTGGTATGTATAAACCAAGAGAAAATGGTGCAATTTGGTATACAGACATGCCTATTACTACAGATACAAATAATGAAACAGTTATTCATAAAGATTTATTAACTGATCAGAATTATGTTTATGCAGATCAAGGATATGGAGAAGATTATAATATGGATCAATCAATACCAAATGATCTTTTGTATGATCATGAAAATGAAGATAAACAAGGATTGTGGAATAAAGTATCAAGGACAGGAAGAACAGTAACATTTAAAGTAAATAAAAGAGCTTATGCTTGTCAATTAAAAGTTTCAACAAATTGGTCAATTTTAAAAGAAAGTGTATCAATAAAGAATATATTTATAAGCTATGAGTAATATTGGATTAAAACCAAATGATGGAACAAATGGAAAATTAATAACATTTCTTGAAAGGGAAATAGCAAACCTTAAAAATAAAATGTATATATTAGAAAAAAAAATAGAACAACTAGAAAATCATAGTCATTAGGAGAATTTATGTATTATAAATCGTGGAAAAGATTAACAGATCAGGTTTTAACATTAGGTGGGTTAGTTACTAAAGAAACACCAAGAACAATGATCAAAGAGTTTCTTATGGAAGCAGAAGAAACAATAATCCAAAAAGCTGGTATATCTGAAGGTATTTTAAAAAGATCTACTGGTTTAAAATGGGAAAACAATACTAATCAAATATTATTACCTCAATATGTTGGAAAAATTAAAGCAGTGTATTGTGGAGCAAGAAAACTTATAAGGCAAAATTCATCTGATTCTATATTAAATATGAATGCAACGAATGTAGATTCTGAAGCAATGGATGAAGGCTCACCAACACACTGGAATATGCTGGGAGAAAGAATTATACAATTTAATGTTAAATTAGAATCTAATACAAAAATAAGAATAGCATACGAAGGTAGAGAAACAAGTGATCATTTATTATTAAGATCTTATTTTGGATCTTATAATGGAGCAGATGATGCATTAGATCCAGCTACATATCCTGTATGGGAACAAAAAATATTATGGGTAGAGCCACATGCTGATAAAGAATTTGCAGATTTTTGGAATGGTGAAAAAATATTAACAGATATGTATTATTACAACACCTCTGTTTCAAGATGGGATAGACAAGCTCAAGATAAAGAATATGAAGTTAGATATGGAACAAGTGCAGGAACATGTTCTGGTAGTGGAGGTCATACAACACAAAAAACTTGTGTTTTAAATAGTGAAACTTGGACAGAAACAAATAAAAAATTATTAACTTATGGTGGTATAGATATAAAATATACAGGGACAATAAATAACACTGATATAGATGAGCTTATTCCTTTTGCAAAATCACCAACAACATTATCTACTATTGGTGAAATTGGTGGAGCAGGGCAAAGAGAAATAAGATTTGATAGAGGTGTCCAAGGTTTAAGAATTATAGATTGGAATGCTTCAGCTCATGCAACAGCACATACGATACCTGTGTTTTTTGCAGACACTATGTTATATAGAAACTATAGAACAAAATATGGACCAACAATAAATAAACATCATCAAAAAGTTTTACCTTATTATGCATTAGCTATGGTGTTAATGAGTTCAGATCCAAAATTAGGTGAATTTTATATGTCAAAATTCCACGATCATACAGATAAAATAGCTGATGATTTTTTAGATAATGATCTAACATTTCAGATAGAAACAGAAATTAGAAGCAATGTTCAAGAAGGAGGATATTAATATGCCATTAGGTGCAAAAGGAATTATGGGGATTATGGGAGCAGTATCAGGATTGTTTGGTGGATCTCCAGATAAATTAAGAGAAATTAGAACAGATGAAGAAATAAATTTTGAAAAACAATTAAAAGCAAGATCTAAATCTGGGACAATACCTGTAGCTGATCTGCAACAAACTATGGGAAGGTCAGCATATCAAAGTATGAATATGCAAAACATGGCAACCCAAGGAAGAATGATGGGACAGGGTTTAGGTTCATCTATTGTAACACAGGAGCTAATGAGAAGAACAGATCGTGATACATTATCATATTTAGCAGACGAAGCAAGAAGAATATCAATGGCAAATGAAATGAGTAAATTAAAAGCACAAGATCAATTAGGTGAATATGGAATGATGAGATCTAACAGATTAATGAATATAGCACAAGCTAATGCACAAAACAGTGGTGGTGGATTATTAGGAGATCTACTGGGATCAGCTGGTTCAATAGCTAATTTAGATATATTTGGGAAATAACAGGAGAATTTAATGGCTAAAAAGAAAAAAATAGAAAATATGTCTTATGAAAGTATAAGATCATCATTACCATCTTCTTGGGATGGAATGGTGGATAGTATAGTATCTAATAGTGTTGGATATAATGCAAAGATACCACCAGCACAATCTGTAAAATCACCTGGATCAGGATCAGGATCTGGTGGTGGATCTGGATCTGGTGGACCATCAGATGTTATAGGAGGTTTAGGAGCATTAGCAGGTATAGGTTTAGCCATAGCAGGTAGAGGTAGGAAAGGTAAAGATGGAAAATATTATGTAGGTATTGGAAAAAATAAAAAAGATTTTGAAAACAAAGAAGCAATGGATAATTATCTTGCACATGAAAAAATGAAATCAAAATTTCCATTTCATCAAAAGATGGAAGATGGATCATATGTTTATGGTAAGGATGAACAAGATCTAATGAAAAAAGTAGAAAAACATAAAACTTATGTAGAAAATCAAAACAAAGAAAACATCCAAAAAGAAAAAGATTTAGAAGAAAAAAAAGTATTAGATAATGAAATGGTAAAAGGCTATACAGAAGATAGAGCCACACAAAGAATAGAATATCAAAACATGGATTCAGATAAGCTAATAAAAAGCAGAAATACATTATTAGAGCTTTTTGAAAATACTGAAGATGAAGGAGAGAAAAAAATATTAGCACAAAAGCTGAAAGATATGGATGATGCTATAGAACACCATAAAGGTAAATCATCTGAAAATAAAAAGATGGACACAATAATAACAGAAAAAATTCCTAATCTTACTGATGAATTTAAACAAAAGATATTAGATATGCCAGGGGATGGATATTTGATAGTAGATGGAAAAAGAATAACAAAAGACGAGTTTTTAAAAAATAATTATTTTGCTATAGAAAAAGAGGAAGCACCAAGTAGTAATGCAAATCCAACAGTTGGATCTAAAGAGTATAAAGAAAAACAATTTAGAGAAAACAACAAATTAAAAATGGATGTGTTGAACAATACACCTGGTGGACATTTGCTTAAAAGTGATTATGATGTTGTGTGGGATCCTGCAACAGGTCAATGGGTAAATACATCTGGAAAATATCATAGTAATTATCCTGATGCAGTTATGTATAAAGATATATATGGAGAAGATGGACAATTAAAAACTAAAAAAGATAAAAAGAAATCAGTTAAAATCAAGGAAAAGAAATCAGTTAAAACTAAAGAAAAGAAAACTTATACTATACAAGATGACGAAGAAGGTGAATCTCGTGATGTAAGTTCAGAAGAATATTTTTCTGGAGAATCTGTAGAAAAAACAAGTAAACCTAAAAAAGATAAACCAGTAAAAGATAAACCTAAAAAAGATAAAACTAAAAAAGAAAAGCCTAAAAAAGAAAAGGGAAACAAAAAAGAAAAAAGAGCTTTAAGTTATAAGGATAAAAATTGGAAGCCAGACGATACCATAGATATAAAAGAAGCAATAAAAGCAGGGTGGGATCCTGTTAAAAAAATGTGGAAAAAAATCACATCTAAAAAATCTAAATAATGAGTTTCAATCCTAAACAATATAACAATTCAAATTATTTATTTGAGCCTGATGATACATGGACAGAGCTAGACGATTTTCATGTAGCAAGAATATTGGGTTCAAAAGATCATCCAGTTATATCATCTTTGTCAGATGATGAGAGAAAAGATGAAAAATTAGCTGTTGCAAGAATAAGGAAGTGGTGGTATGATCAAACATCAAATCCTGATCATGAATTTCACTTACCACAAAGATCTAAAAAATCTAAAGATTTTAAAAGGATAATGTCTGAAATTGAAATTCCAGATCAAGTTATAGCAACAGATGGAACAATTTTACCAAAAATTAAATTAGATGATCCAAAAGTAAAAGATTTTAAATTTAATCCTCACTCAAAACTTTCTTTAACAGAACAATATTATAAAAACAAAAAACCAGAAATATTTAAAACCAACGATCTTTCTACATTTGAAAAATCATTAGTTTTGTCAGCACCACTTTATGGAAAAGGTTTATTATATCCAGATGCCAAACATGAAGAAGAAGTGCAAGGATATTATGATTCTTTAAACAATGGAGAGTTACCAACATTTTCTCAACAATATCATTATGACATGAGAGGTGATGATCCTGCAACAGTATGGGAACAAACTTTATTAGATGGTGTTGGGGGATTAGATGGATCTCGTGAACAACACGATCATTTAGCTGGAAATAAAAAACTTTACGAACAAATTGGTGATAGCAAAGCACATAATGGTTATCATTTAATTAAAGATGAAACACCTGAAATGCATCCTATTAAAAATTCTGCTAACAGAAATATAGATGAATATAATTATGGAGAAGTTGTTCCTGTAAAAATAGGAAAAAATCTTGAATTAAAAGATGAAAAACAAATAATAGATCATTTAACAAAAGACACATCAGGAATGACAAGAGAAGAATTAAATCAACATTCAGCAATATCAGGAGAAATATACAGGAGTGGATATAGATTATATAATCAAGAAACATATATGGCAGAAGATCCTGTTATGCCTAATGGTAATCTTTTTATGGAACCTGATCATAATAAAAATCCTGAAAAATGGAAAATATGGAATGACTATAATTCTACAAGATCACTTGGAGATGTTATATTAGAATTTACAAATGAACCATCAAAATTGCTTCCATATATATCTTCAGGGTATGAATACAGTGAATTATATAGAGTATGGCAAGCATCAGAATCTTTAAGAGCTGGTGGAGATATAAGTGATGAAGATGCATTGCTTATATATGAATACATATTGAAAAATCAATCTAAACAAAATAACACTACATTCTGGGGTTCTGTAGGTGAAACAGTGGCACACATGATTCCATTTGGTCTTGAAATAGCATCATCATTTGGAATTGCTGGATATGCTAATCAGATAGGAAAAGAAGTTGTTGGATCCATAATGAGCAAAACTGTTAGAGAAGCAATAGAAAAAAAGCTGGGAAAAACAATTAGAAAAAAAGGTGTGCTAACATATGGAAAAGTTATTGATGAAACATTAAAAGTAACAAGTGCTAATATATTAATGAATGAAGGAATTAAAACTTTTACAACAGATAAAGATGGAAACAGATCATGGGTTTCAAAAGTAGACAAAACAACAATGCAATATATGTTACCTAATTTTAATATTGATCCAGCTACATCAGAAATATATATAGCCAATGAAGGATTAGACGAAGATACAGCAAAAAAGTTTGCAAGAACAAGAGAGCATGTAGAATCTTTATCTGAAAGAACAGGATATTATATTATTGGTCCAGCATTTAAATGGGTAAGAAAAACACAAGTAGCAGACATGATATACAAATCTGCATTAATACAAGCTATAATTAAAAAGAATCCTTTAAAAACATTTCCAGGGACAGAGGTTCAGTGGAAAAACAACATTAATCAATATTTAAGATCAGCTGGTTATGATGGTATTTTAGAAGAAATGTTAGAAGAATATCCTATGGGTGAAGGTATGAGGCATATGACACATGTTCTTGCAGAAAATGGATTTTTAGATCCTGAATTAGCAAGAGGTGATTTTGAATGGACAAACCCAACAGCTGAAGAATTTATGCAAATGCTTGTATCCTTTACAATACCAGCTGTAGGTAATGTTACATTGCAAGGTGCTTCAACATATTATGAAAATGAAAAATTTAATAAATCAGAAGCAGGAAGAACAATAAATAAAGCTCGTAAAGAAAATGATGCAGAATTTAACAGTGCAATAAAAGAAGGTAAGGAATTGCAAAAACAAATGGAGGATAGAGATAATCCTGATTTTATAGGACCAGAAGAAGGATCAGAAAACCTAACAAAAAAATTAAAAAAATCTAAAGAAAGAATTACAAATTCTGCAAACAAAGCACAAGCATTAAATATGGCAACAGCTTTAATTAAACAAAATCCTAATACTTTTGATAATGTAGGATTGCTTGATATAGTAGATAAAACAATGAGCATTACAATAGAAAAATTAAAAGCACAAGGTCATGATATAAGCAAAATAAAACAGTGGATAGAAGGTGAGGGAATCCCTTATGATGAATTATCTGAAACTGATGTAATAGATATATTTGGATCTACAGCATGGAAAGAATTAGAAGGGCATTATAAAGTAGCAGTTAAATTGTTTACTGGTGCAAATGCTGATACAGTTTTAGAAGAAATATATGGCATGGCATACAAAAACATGGGATCTGCTGAAAGAAAGATCTGGGATGACTACTATAAAACATTAGAGGTATCTCAAACAGGTGGAAGAACATCACAAGAATATTTTGAACATGAAGGTAAAAACTATTATTACAATAAAGAAATTGGTAAATATAAAGGATATACTGGTCAAGTAAGATTAATGCTTGACAATTTAGTAAAAGATGCAGGAAGAATGATTGGATTGTTTCAAGATGAGTTAGATCCAAAGATCAGAAGATACTACCAAAAAGCTGGTTTATTAAAAAACATTGGTGTTAAAACACAAGAAGATATAAAAAGAGAAATTGACGAACAAAAAAACACAGATTCATTTCAAGCTATAAAAAGATCTAAAGAAAATGTAAAAGAAAAAGTAGAATTAGCTGAAGTTGTAGGAGATCCAAGAGTAGAAGGAAATTCAGTATTTGTAGAAAACACAAATGGAGAAGAAGGAGAAGTTTTATTTGTTCCATTAACAGAGTTTGGAAATCCAGAAGAATTAATAAGTAGGTTTGAAACATTGGCAGAAGATGATCCACAGCCAGGTAGACAGATCAAACAGCCAGTAGAAGCAGAATATTATAAAGGCAAGCTTGTTCTTACAGATGGTGCTAATAGATATACACAAGCATACAAAAACAAAGATACACATATTCCAGTAGTTGTTGCACCAGGTGATAAAACTGGACCAGATCTAAATTACAAAGGTAATCATAGACCATCAGAAGATGGACCTCAAGCACATAATATGATAGGAGAAGATTCTTTTGCACCTAAAGATATTTTAGATGCACCATTTCATTACACATCTGCAAGTCCCTATTCATTTAGAGATAATAATGAAGATGATGCTGGAAGAAGATTAGGGAATGAAGCATATCAGGAAACATTAGAATTTGTAAAGCTTCTTAAAGAAAATCAAGGCAATCCAGACAAAATAGTTACTATATATAGATATAGTCCTGAAAATGAATTAAATCCTGGAGATTGGATCACACCTTCTTATAGCTATGCAACACAGCATGGTTTAATTATGGGAGATGATTATGAAGAAAATGTTTGGATGCACAAAGTTAAACTAAAAGATATTAGATGGGCAGGAGATGCATTAGAAGAATGGGGTTATCATCCTGAAATACCTTTGGATCAAGTAAGCTATCAAGCAAAATTAAGGCAGGGAGATTTTTATGATAAAGCTGAAAGGCTGGTAAAAGAAAAGTTTGGTGGCAAGATGGATCGTGAAAGAGTAGAAAAATGGTTTGAAGGTAAAATATCTAAATCAGAATATAATATATTAGAAATACCTGAATTTTTATTAAACCACGAATTGCATCATGATGATCCAAATGTATATAAAAATGATCTATTAGAATGGATCCAGAGAAGGGGAACCAAAATAACTATAAAATCATATGGAAAATCTTTAGCTCATTTAAATTTAGGATATGTAACATTAGATTCTAAAAACCAGGTAAATCCAGAAAATGTATATAGATCATATTATTTTAAGAAAAGTGAATTTTCTGGTGGCATGGGATTATCTGATGATGCAACAATAGATGTTAAGTTTCCAGCACAGATATTACATAAAGCTTTTTTAATGAACGAAGAATTAACTGTTGAAGATTTAAAATCAGAAGATATGTATTGGGCAGGCAATGATAAAACATTGTCAGATGCATTACAAGAAATTCAGATCCTGCAAAAATTAATGAAAACAGGAGCTGTTTCATTTGAAGATATTGCTGAAAATAATATTTTTAGATTAGTAGCAGAACATAAAGTAGATTTTTCACCTGATGCTGATGGTGTAGATATTATGTGGAATTTAGAGCTTAATAAAATGATAGACAATGGTATGCTCTCAAAACTTGCACCATATTCAAGCATTAGATTAGGTGGAGATGATGTAATAGAATATGGAGTGTTTACTGTTCATACACCAAATTATGAAAAGAAAATGGATCTTGATTATGAAAATCATGGATTAGGAAAAAACATTGCACATGTAAGATATACTATAAGAAAAATAGCAGATAAAAATGGCAATCTTAAAAGAATTTTATTTATAGAAGAATTGCAAAGTGATTATGAACAACAAGTAGGATCTGATATATCTAAATTTAAAGGTGTAGAAAAGTTTCAAGAAAAAGAAGGTTTTGAGCCAGGAAAATTTGATATACAACAAACACCATACAGAAACATGGCATGGGTATCTCTTGCATTAAAATCTATAATGAAAACAGCTGGTCAGATGAATGTAGACAGAATACAGTTTGCAACAGCTGAAGAAATAGCATTACAAAATTATGCTTGGGATTATGCATCTGAAGTTAAATGGATAGCACCAGCAGAAAAACAATGGGGATCTGAAATATACGATCCAGCTAACTGGACCATTAGAAAATTAGATACAGATGATGGTCGTAGTGTTGAATGGGCAGTAGAACCAAAAGAAGATTTAGCAAGAGAATATCCTTCTTTAGCAAGTTGGGCAAACAATGCATCTACAATAGTTAGAAATGTAAAAGGTGAAAATGTAGAGCCAAGAGATGTGTTTCAAGTTTTTGTTTTTGATTTATTATTACCTGCACAAAAAACCCATGGACCAAAATACGAGGTGTGGGCATACGATAAAGATGGAAAAGAAACAGAACATAAAAATTTAACAGAAATGCAATTATCACAGTTAGGATCAGATATTGCTAACAAAATTAAAAACAATGAAGGTCAAACAACAATAAAATATGTAGACACAAAAGATCTATTTCAATATAAAAATCCATTCAAATTAAGAAATGCTTTTAACAATTTATATTTAGGTGATGGAATGGCATCATGGGAAAGAATGTATATAGATCTTGGCATATTAGATAATGAAGCTTATAACCTTACTGCTGTTTTAGATGTCCAAGATTTTAACAGAGGAATAAAAGAAACATTATTAAACACTAAAAATGAAGATCAGTTAATGTATGACAACACAAATTTATTGTCAAATTTAATAGAAGGTTTAGAAATAATTAATGAAGAATTTAAAAGATTAGATCCTGAAAGTAAAATAAAAATTAATCATGAATATGGAGCAACAAAATTTGAACCAGGAACAGCTGTTTTTGAACAAGATACATATGTTGGAGGTTTAAATGCCTGGACAAAAAGCTGGTTACACAAATTAGGTGTTGATTCACAATTAGAATTACAAAGCAAGATAGATCAATTAAAAGAAATACAATCAACAGCTGGTAAAGGAGTTATACCATACTATATTAAATATAAAGACAAAAGAGGTAACAATGTTAGTGGTATGCTTTTGTTAGAAGATTATGGAATAAACTTGGGATATGTTCATTTTATGGAAATGTCAGAAGGTTTTTATTCAAACATGATATTATCTACAGGACAAGAATATGGATCTTTTAGAAATCCAGAAAAAAAAGATGGTGATCTATTTATGAATAGCTGGATTGATATAGATTATAATACACAAAGAGCTATAGAAGGTGGTGTTCAGGGTGCTAATAATTTAGTTAAAGAATACACTGGTGATTACCAAAACATACCAGCAGGGTTTTTAATAAATAGTGTTAAAGCACCAGAGGGAGAACAGCTTTTAGCTACAAAATCACACTATGCAAATGTCTACACAAAAAGAATACCTTCAGATCTTAAAAAATTACAAAAACTAATACCTTTTGAATTTCAAAATGACTTTGTTGTAATTGATGAAAGACGAAGTGAATTAAAAGGAGCTAAAAGTATAGGTGAAGCTAAACAAATTGAAAAAGCATATTCAATCTTTTTAGATAATGTTGCTTATCAAGATGGCTATGGACCAGAGCCTTTTCAAGCTTTAAATTTAGACATAGGTTTTTTAAGCAGACAGTTTATGCAATTAGTTAGTAATAATGCTATAGACACACAAAAAGAAACATCTGTTAGGCAATTAATTATGGCATTTTATCCACATATTTTTGAACAAATTAAAAAAGGTTCAGAAGAATTTGACAACACTGGTAGAAGTGATCAATGGGATGACATGATTAGAGAAGTAAAAGATATTTTTACAATAGAGTGGACAGGTGAAGAATTTCAGTTAAATATGAAATTACCTACACAAGGATATGATAATACAACACAGAGAGCAATTAATACTTTAGTATCTGAATGGGGGTTTTTTGAATCAGATCCTGATTACACTGGTGATTATCCTGATATGGATTCAGAAGATTTAATGTGGTCTAATGGTATGCCTGATCCAGAAAACTCTGTTGAAGGTCAGAGCATGCATTATGCTGATGAGCAAGCAGTAATGATTAATGACGAAATTATGATTGGTTTATCAGCATTTAGACCTGGTGATTTAGGAATAGAAAGACCTACAAATAAAAAAACACCTGAAGGTAAAAAAACATTAGCATATGAAAGAAACCCAAGAATAAATATAGAAGTAGATAAAGAATTAAGAGATATTATTTGGAACACAAATTTACCTTCATTCCAGTTGAATGTTAATAAAGACAAAATAATGAACAGTGAAGATATATTTATAGATGATGCTTCTGCATGGCAATGGTGGCTACATAGAATCCAAGATGAAATGATAAGAATGAAAGTGGTTCAAGAAGAAATTGGAATGATCCCAGATGAGCTTGATGCTTATATGAAGCATGAATTATTGCCAGGAAAAACAGCTGAAAAAATAGATCTATTTAGAAAAAACACTATATCACCATTTATAAAAAGAATGAAAGAGTTAGGTATTGGCATACAAGAGCTTGGTGATTATTTATACATGAAGCATGCACAAGAAAGAAATAAACATATATTAGAAAAACATGGAAAAGAAAATGGATCTGGAAAAACAGAGAAACAAATAAAAGATTATTTTGCTATGATCTCACCAGAAAAATTAAAACTTTATGAAGAATTTGCTGAACAAGAAGATGATGGATCAGGAATAGCACCTGGTGTTTATGCTATAGCAGAAGAAACATTAGAAATGCTATATATGAATGGAATAATATCACAAGATTCTTTTGATGAAATGCAAGATATGTATCAATATTATGTTCCATTAAAAGGTTTAGGTGGCAAAAAAGGTAGCATGTTTATGGGACAAGGAAGAAAATATACAGTCACTGGATCAGGTATAATAGGAGCTAAAGGTAGAGAATCTTCAGCTGATAATCCTTTGGTGCAAATTTTTGCAGATCGTGAAAGTGCAATATCTTTAATAGAGAAAAACAATGTATTAAAAGCATTTTATAATTTAGTAGAAAAATATCCTACAAACTTATGGAGTAAACCAAGAGGTAAAAGGGTTATGCCTGTTTATAAAAAATTACCTTCTGGTGAAGAAACAGTATCAGATACTTTTGATGAAGAAGGAAATACTTTGTTTATGCCTTTAGATCAAAATTTAAGAGGAAATCAAATTGAAGTAAGAATAGATGGAAAAGCAAAAATTATAGAAATTAAAGATGATCTACTTTTAGCATCATTAAGAGGTCCAAATAAAAACAGCTCTAAAGGATTAGAATTGATCTATAAAGGCTTTAGTGTTTTTAATACATTTTTTAGATCAGTAAACACATCTTTAAGATTGAAATTTATAATAACAAATTTTCAAAGAGATGCACAAACTGCTGGCATAAACATGACAGAAAGCCTTGGTTTTAAAAGTATTTTAAATGTATATAAAAATCTTGGATCATCTATAAGAGGTATATACAGAGCTTCAAGAGGTAAAAAAGAAAAAACAGGTTTTAATTATATTTATTTTAAAGATCTTACAAAGCTAACAAGAACATGGATTTTGGCAAATATAGACAAAGAAAAAATAGATCCTAAAGATGTTCCATCAGGAGTTATGGAAGAAATAGAATCTTTGGGTGGTGTTAAGCCAGGAGATGTGATGGAATTTGGTTTAGGTCAAGATGCTGAAATGGTATATAATAAAAAAACTAAAACAAGCACACAAAAAATAAATTATTATTTTATACCAGAGGATTTAAAAAAGTTAGCATTAACTGGCAAAGCTAAACCAAGAGTGCAAGAAAGAGCTGGGGGATGGGAATATTGGTATAATCAATTTAAACTAAATGGTGGCAAAGTTGGCTGGATGGATCAAATGACAGTAGAAGATAAATTAGCTGATCTTGAAAAACAAATTTCTATATTAGAAGGTAAAGGAAAAACTAAACAAATATTTGCACAAATGGGACAGTTTGTTGAAGATGTAAACATGTCAGTAGAAAATGGTATTAGGTTAATGGTGTTTAGAGAAATGGTAGAACAAGGAAATTCAAAAGAAAAATCTGCACAATTTGCAAAGAACCTAACAGTAAACTTTAATAAAAAAGGAACATGGGGAGCTTTCTTTAATAGGTTATGGGTATTTAGTAATGCTGGGATCCAGGGATCTGCAAAACTATTATATTCATATGCAAAAAATCCAAAAGCTAAAAAGATGTTAAATGGATTAGTAATAGCAGGATTTTTCCAATCACTTATAAATAGATTGTTAGCACCAGATGAGTGGGATAACAAAGTAGATGATTATCAAAAAGACAACATGTTTTTACTTACTATACCAGGAACAGAGAAATATGGATCTATGAAAGTAGGATATGGGTTAAATGCTTTTTGGTCTACTGGTGTAATACTGGAAGATATTTTAGCTGGACAAGAATGGTATCAAGAACTTTTAGGATTAGAAGCAGGATCTGGAACTACTTTTGAAAGAGGTTTTAAAAGATTCTTAAAAGCAGTAGATCAAGGGTTTAATCCAATAGGATCAATGAATATGTTTACACCTACTATTCTACAGCCTATAGCTCAAATAAACAAAACACATGAATCAGGTCATGGTGGTGTTAATTGGATGGGATCACCTATTTATAAAACATCTTTTCCAGGTCAGCCAGATTTATTTCAACATGAATCTTACTTTAAAGGAGTTTATCCAACATCAAGAGATGCAACAAGAGCATTGTATGAAGCAACATCAAATGAAAAAGGGTTTGGGGGAGTAGATCTAAATCCAGAAAAAATAGATCATTTTATGAGAGCTTATGGTGGAGGATTAACTAAAGATTTTATGGATGCAACAAACTTTGCTTATGAGGGTATTAAAAATGGAGAATTGGTAGCACCAGATAATTATCCTTTGCTTGATGTATTTGTTCAAGAAGGTCATGGCTGGGATCAGCAATCAACATTTTTTGAAATATATGACAGATCTAAAGTTTATGCCTATGGAAAACAAGAGATAATGAGATTTTACAGAACTGGTGCAGGTGCAGTAGAAAAAGGAACATTAGATAAAAAAGTATACAAACAAAGAGTAAGAGCATTTAGAAAAAATCAAAAAGAATTAACAGGTGAAGATATTATGATGAACCCTTACAATCCTAAACAGGGTGAAGGTAAGAAAGTAAAAGCAAAGCCAGTAGATAGTGGATCAAAGAAAAGTTATTTAGATTATTTAGATTAGGAGAAAAAATGAAAGATAGTATTAGAAAAATAGCTAAACAAGTTTGTGAAGATTTAGACATGTATAGTGAAGATGTTGTAGATCTGATCATAGCTACAGGCAATGCAGAAACTGGCTTTAGACATTTAGAGCAAATGGGAAATGGTCCAGCATTAGGATTTTTCCAAATAGAAAAAAATACAATAGATGATGTATTGAAAAACTATGCCAGGTATAGACCAGAAGTTATGAATGTATTGCTTGAATATGGATTAAGGCAAGGAGATGAACATTTTAGTGTTATGTCTAACATAGCATTACAGGTTGCATTTTGCAGATTATGCTATAGGAGGGTTCCAGATCCTATTCCTAATAATCTAAAGGATATGGCTAAATTATGGAAGAAATCATATAACACAGAGGGTGGAAAAGGAACAATAAAACATTTTTTAGAAGCCAATAAGGGGTAAAAATGGATCAACATATTATTGAGAATCTTATTGGTCAATATGGCTGGATGGTAATTGCTGGCTTTGTATTTTTATTAGGAAAAAGCACAATAGAATCTGCTATTGAAGGTTTAAAAGTAATGGCAGGAAACGATCTAAATGTAGACGATACAATAATACTGGATGGTAGACCTGCTCGTATAACAAGAATATCTTTATGGAAAACCACAATGTTTGTTTATGAGGTAGGTTGTCAAGATAGAAAGCCATATATAAAAGGTGGAAATAAAGTTTCAATACAAAACATAAAACTAAAAGATCATATGATAGAAAAACCACTACCTATGTTAGATCTTAAAAAGTGGGATGATTGTCAAGATGATTGAATGGGGATATTTTTGTTTAGGATTTGTAGTTTTTTTTACAATAGGGTTATTAATTATTAAAGGGGAAATATAAATGAAAGATATTGGTAAGGTTTTAGGTGCATCTTTTTTGTTTGGAGTAGGTAGGCAAAAGATGGGACAAGGAAAGAAAAAACCAGGAATTTCAAAAATGTTGTTTCCAATGGCATTGGGATATTTAATGAACAAGAGAAAGAAAAAGGAGAAAAAGTGAAAGATTTTTTGGACACATTAAGCAACCAGCCAGAGATTGGAATAGCATCAAGTGCTGGATCTGGAATATTGTATTGGACAGGTATATTAAATCCTATACTTTCATTCCTTACATTACTCGTTGGTTTACTTATTGGTTTAGTAACATTAGGGATCAAAATTAAACAATGGAGAAAAGTATGATCCAGGGGATTATAGCTAAAAAAATTATAGATCTTGCATTAAAAGCAATAGAAAAAAAGTTTGATCTTGGTGGAATACAGAAATATGTAAAAGAACCTAACGAACTTGACATAATGTTTAAACAACAGCAAAAAACTGTAAACAAGCAAGGTAAATACATAGAAGAACTTGAAAAAGATGTTGCAATATTAAAAAAAGATTCACATCCTAAAAAAGATTTAAAATGTAATTGCAAATGTCAAAAATAGATTGGAAATATCTATCAAGCTTGCCTAAATACCAAAGAGAATTTGAAATGAAAAAAATGGCTAAAAAAGAAAAGGAGCAAGATGAAACTAAAAGAACAAATAGCAAACTGGGTGATCAGCAAATTAGACGATCCATCTACAAAAGAAAAAGTGGTAGCAAAATGGAACAGTAATGTTAATATACCTATTTTAAATGAATCTACAGAGGAGAAAATCTTTGGAGCTATCTATGATTCTGTTAAAGATGTTATTAAGGATGTCCTATTAAAGTAAAACTTTAAATAAACCTATTTTTTTTTAAGTAATTTATCGTTATATTATAACTACTAAAAATAACGATAAGGAGTTACTTATGAAAGATAATATGAGGATATGGAATCAAGTGTGTGATTCTGATCCTAAAACTTTAAAAAAATTAGAGTATGGTTTTAAGCCTACTGTAATTGATGCACAATCCCAATTAAAAAAAGCTACAGAAATGTTTGGTCCTATGGGAATAGGCTGGGGTATAAAAGATGAGATAAGACATTTTGAAGATAAATGGATCTTTTATTCAGCTATTCTATGGTATAAAGATGGTGATCAAGTTGGTGAAGTAGCAATATGTTCAGATAATCAAATCAAAAATGATTGTATGAAATCTTGTCAAACTGATGCATTAACAAAAGGTTTGTCAAGAATTGGATTTAATTCTGATGTTTTTGAAAATCAATGGGATGGTGATAAGTATATTGGTTTAGCAAAAGCAAAGAAAACTAAACAGCCTGGTGGAATGTCTGATGTTGCTTTAGAACAAGAAAAGCAATATGATGGATCAGAAGGTTTAGATCTTGAAAAACTTATGGTTAGTGATGCCATAACCTTCCAACCTACTGATAAGGTGCAGTATGGTTTTCCTACATTAAGGAAAAAAACTTATGCTCAATGCACTAAATCAGAACTACTACAAAATAAAGAATACTTTTCCAAGTTAGATAAGATAGATGATAAATTGCAAAAACATCTAAACACTATTGATGCACAGTTAATAGAAGGTGGTCATAGTGAGTAAGAACTGGGAAGATATTATTGCCAAAACATCCAATGGCAGATGGTATGAGATAGCAGAGGGGACATTTGTCCCTTCTGTTACTACTATGTTAAAGGGTGGAACACCTAAAGATGAATGGTTTTATAAGTTTTTAATAACAGCATCTGAAGGTGATTATGATAAATATCTTAAAGGGAAATCTGAAGCAAGTAGAGTAGGAATAAGAACACATGATATAATAGAACATTTGCTTACAGGAAAAGAGTATTTGTTTACAGATAGGGATCCAGAGGTTCAAAGAGCAGTAACATCTTTTGTTACCTGGTGGAAAACATCTGGTATTAAGAAAAAAGACATCATTGAAATAGAAGCTTTTTTATATTCTACAGAGCTAAAAGATGGTGATCTAAAATATAGGTATGCAGGCAGACCTGATCTAATTACAAAAATGCCTGATCCAAAGAATCCAAAGAAAAAGATAGTAGCTATGTTAGATTGGAAAACATCTAAAAGACCTGATGATCCATCTTATGGTATGCAAATGTCAGCATATAAAAACTTATGGGATTCACAAAACAAAGAACCTATTGATAAAATGTATGTAGTGTGGTGTAAAAAGAACTTTAGAGGTGCTGTGCCAGGCAAAACATCAAGATTTTTATATGAGATGCCATATGATCCAAAGAGCTTGGAATGTGCTGAATATTTGTTTAATAAGTTTTATAGCAAAGCAAGAGAAACTAAAGCTACACCAAGTTTTAAATCAGATCTAATTAAGGAGTTTAAAATTGATTTGTAATACATGCAAAGAAGATAAGCCATTGGATCAGTTTAGAAAGAATGGTCCATGGTATGTTAAGAAATGTAAAAATTGTATTAGGATTACTAATAAAAGATACAATGATAAAAAAAGAAAAGCAGAAAGCATGAATAACTTATGGTAAAGAAGGGATTAAAGCTAATAAACAAAGGTTATGAAAGCCATGATAAAGTATTTGATGGTTTAGATAAATACGAAGATGGTATGTTGGTGCTATGGAAGAACCACATATATAAATTAGTTTCACATAAAAGATCAGATGGTATGAGAGCATTGGGTTTAGAAGAACAGTTTAAATTTGAACAGCCTAAAAGAAACGAAAAGTGTATGTGTGGCAGTGATAAGAAATATAAAAAATGTTGTTGGAAATTATTTAATTAACGATAGGAGAACGAAATGAATAATGATTATGTAATAATACCAGGAAAACTATTGAGATCTAATGATCTATCAATGATGCAAAAGCTGTTATATGCAAAGATCCTGGGATTGGATAATGATAAGGGTTGCTATGCATCTAATCAATACTTTGGTGATTGTTTGGGTGTGAGCAAAGATTATGTAAGTAAGGCTATTACAGATCTTAAAAAGAAAGGTTATGTTAGTGTAGATCTAAACTACAAACCTGGATCAAAGGAAATAGAATCAAGGACTATAAGATGTATGTCAGATACCTATGGTATAGCTGTCCCACAGGGTATAGGACAAAATGCCAAAGTTAATGTAAAGAAAGAATATAAAGAAGAAAAAGAATCTTTTGATCTTTTTTGGATTAACTATCCAAGAAAAACAGGAAAAGCAAAAGCCTGGAGTTTTTGGAAGAATAATTTTAGCAAGCTTCCAGTTAGTGTAATTAATGATCATTGCAAAGAAGCATATGCTGGCACTGAAAAACAATATATCCCACATCCACATACATATTTAAATCAAGAAAGATATTATGATGAAATAATAAAAACTGTGGTTAAAAAAGATATGGTATCATTTAAAGATTTTAAACTTGATTCAACAGGAAATGCAAGAATGGGATATTGTAGTGGTTGTGGATCAAGTGATTTTTATGATCCATACACAGTTGCAAGTCAAGATAGTAAATGTTGTAATAAAGAATTAAAACCTAACAAAGGAGTAATAAATGGCAAAGAAAGTAGATCATCCATCAATCATAGCAAAGAATCCAGAGGTGATGTTAGAACTATTACAGAACTTGTCCAGGAAAGAACTTATTAGTGAGGTTGAGTTTCTTAAAAGACAAAGAGAAGAAGTATTAAAAGCACTACAAGAAAAAGATTGCAGGATTAGATCATTGGAAACTGAAATAAAAAAAATGAAGGAGAATAAATGAGTAATCACGATTGGATGACATTTTTAATGATAATACAAGTAGCTTTAATATCTTTTGTGTTAGGAAGGTTATTATAATGACAGAAGGATACAAACAGCCTTTTGAGCAGAGATATAAAAATATGATTGCAGAGCCTAAATGTGAAGAATTTCTTAAAAACATTAAGATGCCTTGGATGAGGTTTGGTTTTGATATATCTCAAACAATGCCTGTAAAACATTGGATGAAAATTCCCAGAACAATAAGAAATACACCTGATTATATGATCTGTGCTGATCAATTTTATTTTTTAGAGGTTAAGGGATGTAAGGATTTTTTAAGAATGAAAATAAAAGATCTTGAAAGCTATAAATTTTGGAATGGAGTATATGGTGGAACCTGTTTGTTTTTTATATACTCTACATTGAAAGGTATGCAAAGGATCATATCTTATCATAAGCTTATGGCATTAATTGAAACACAAAAATTTCCAATTAAGGTTTATCCTGATCCAGGATTAAAAAAAGAATACTACGAAATTCCAATAAATTGGATCTGGAAATTAAAAGAGCATGAGATAGAATGAAGTGTTGGTATTGCAAAGCACCTGTCCAATGGCAATCAGATTTTACATTTGAAGATTATGAAATGTCTGGAGATGGTATAGTTACTGTTTTAACATGCACTGGATGTAATGCTTATTATGAAATTACACTGGCTGATGATCCAGCAAAATCATCAAAACAAATAAAAAAAACGAATAAGGAGAACGAATGAAAGTAAAAGTTGGTGATATTAAAAATGTTCCATGGAACAAAACTAAAGCAACATTTTCTATTGTGTTGGAAACGATAGCAGGAAGGTTTGTTATCAAAGATTGTAGAATAGTAGAAGGTGTAAATGGATTGTATGTAGCAGGTCCAAGTAAGCAATATAATAACAAGGATGGTGAAACTACATACTTTCAGTTTTTGGATTTAGATCCATCAGCACAATCAGCATGTTTAGCTGAAATTCAAAAAGAATATGATCATACAATGGATGATTATAAATTCTATGGAGAACCTACTTATAACAAAAATAAGGAAGATGGAGAAAAGATTCCATTTTAAATATATGGATGATATAAGATTTCAAGAGATCTTAAAGCACAACAGAGAGCTTGATAAATCTATTCAGCTGTTAAAACAAGATAATAAGAAGTTGAGTGATGCATTAAATAAATATGCTTTACCAGCATTAAGAGAATATCAGAATTTTAGCACAAATAGTTTAGCAAAAATAGCTCAAGGTGCATTAGAAAGGATCCTGAAACTTTTAAAGACAAGGTAGCTGTTTTAATCCTACCTCACACACTCGTAAGTAACTCGTAAATAGTTGCCTTGTCTATCTTTACCTCAAAAATTATGGAAACAAAATTTGAAAAATTACAATCTTATCAGGAAAATGCTTCAGAAAATAAAGAGCAGAAAGCTGAAAGAAACAAAAAAAAATCATCATCAGTTAAAGGACCTATTATAACTGGATTAGAATCACATGGAAGAATAACTATGAGCATGTCAGGTGTTGTATCAAAAGAAAGGTGGGATAAGATCTTTGGCAAAAAAAGCAAGCAGAAAGACACTAATAAAAAAGCTTGATACTATAACAAGCAAAATAATTAGAGAAAGAACACCTTACTGTGTCCAATGTGGATCAGTGGAAAATCTAACATGTGGGCATGTTTTTAGCAGAAGGCACTACAGCACAAGATGGGATATAAGAGAAAATGGTAATTTACAAACCCAGTGTTGGGGGTGTAACTACAAGCATGGTCTGGACAATTTTGATTACTATGAATGGTTTAAGCTTGCATTTGGAGAAAAACAATTTTTAAAGTTACGAGAAGAATATACAACAACAAGAAAATTCTCTAATATTGAATTAGAGGAAATGATCATAAAATACAAAAGGATATTAGATGCAATATAAATCAAAGCATGCACAGTTTGAAAGGATAGTAAACAAAATAGATGCACCAGTAAGAGATATTGAGATCAGATCTATGTGGGATGGATTAAGTTATGCAGATCTAAAATACAAAGAAAAGATTCAGATCATATCAGAAAAATATTTTGTTTCAGACAAAGTAGTAGAGCATGCATTAAATGAACATACAGCAGTTAAGTAGATACAAAGGAACAGGTGCAGAACACCTGGTATGTGCTGATATATGGTTTCAGGGATATAAAGCTTATATAATGCCTGGAGGTGTATTTGATGTGCTTATAAATGTAAAGAACCAATTAATAAGGATCCAAGTAAAAGGATCATCTAATATACAAAGAACCCACAATAGATTAATATTCAATACTACAAGAGGGCAAAACATGAAAAAGTTTTATGATCAGGATTGTATAGATGCCTGGGCATTTGTAGATCTAATTTACAGAAAGGTAGCATATGTGCCAGTAGAAGAATGTCTTAAACAATATAAATATACAGTTAATAGAAAAGATTTTAAACATAAATCACTTAAAGTATTACTTGAAAATAAAATAGGTAAGAAAAAACTTGATTTATATCACAAATTATGATCATGGAAGTAACATTATTTTTTATTGCAGGAACAGTGCTGGGATCAGTGATCACACATTATGCATTTAGATCAGGATCTAATCAAGCACATCAAGCATACGAGGTTATCTATACCACACCTGAAGAACCTAAAAAAGACCAAGAAGAAGATGAAACAAAACTTACAAGTCAAATGTATGATTGGGATGAGTATGATAGTAGCACACGATTTCAACAATTTGAAGAAGATGATAACCTAAATGAAGAACCCAATTAAGCACAAGCCAGTATGGCAAGATAAAATAATAGCTTGGTTACTCGTTAAGATCCCAAGATTAAATAATGTAATAGATTGTGCATTGGAGGAAGCTTACGATTTAGGTTATAGGGATGGGATGATGAGCAACAAGAATAGATTGCTTCTCAAGGGGATTAAGTTTAAGTATAAGACAGGTATATTTGGTAAGAAACCAAGAGCTAAAGCCTGATTTAACAGGTAAATTAACAGGTAATAACAGGAGATCATATGTCAGTTATAAAAGAATTGCTGAATAGAAGAAAAAACAAAAGATTGGCTAAAGAAAAGCAAGCAGAACATAATAGGGAAATGACTGAAGCAAATCTATCACACAGATCAAGAACTAATCTTGCACATGATAGGAAGAAAAAGAAAAATAAATACACAAATTTATATTCATAATGTCAAAGTTTAAAAAAGGACAATCAGGTAATCCAAAAGGCAGACCAAAGGGATCAAGCATCAAAGCTAATGTCCCAGAAGAATGTAAGGGTGTAATGAAAGAATTAGCATTAGGATATGCAATGGATCCTGATCACCCTAAACATCATGAGTATCTTATGAAATTTATGGATAAGATATTCCCAAGTTTAAAAGCACAAGAATTAAAATTAGACACTGAAAGTAATGCTGGATTTGTGTTTATGCCAGAACAAAAAGAAAGTATAAAGGCAGAAGAACCTGATGATAAAGAATATAACTAACTACCTATGGACAGAGTTTTATTTAAACCACATAGTGGACCACAAACATATGCCCTGGCTATCAACGATTGTTTCCTCATATTATATGGAGGTAGCAGAGGTGGTGGAAAAACTACAGCTGGTATTGTATATTTGCTTAAACATATTAGCAATCCTGGTTTTAGGGGTTTGGTTATTCGTAGGACTAGTGA